AATATCCTACTTCTAGGATTTCCATATTTATTTAAATTTGTAAAGTGCCAAAGTGCCATATTAATACTTGTATTCGTTTATATCAACCCATTCATCTATTTCATTCTCATAAACCATATCATCTATAATAGGATAGGCATTATCATTTCCATCAGATAAAACCATAATACCGTCACTTTCAATAACGTACTTATTCATACCATTGTATGAAATTAATTTTGCTTTAGTTTTAACAAAATCACCATTTGGAGCTAATCCATCAACCATGAATTCATCTCCTACTTTAAAATTTTCTATTTTTTTATTCATAACCTTTATTTAACCTATTTCACACATTAACTCATACGCATCTTGTTTAGCTTGCGCTTTAGCCTCTATGTCCCAAGCTTCATCAGCTGTAACACAAATTTCTTCTGTACCATTCCATACAATAGCACATTCATCACCACTTAACTCGTCTTTGAAAAATCTTAATACTTGCATAACCTTTATTTTACCCTGTAAATATACGAAGAATAATTGTGGGAGCCAAATTTGCTCCCACTTTTCTTATGTTTTTCTTTTCTATAGTATTTACTCCTATCCCTGTAAGGTTTAGGGACTTTTAAGGCATCCTGCCATTCATGTTGTGTTAATACAACTTGTTTTAATTTAACATTCCGCTTCATCAGATTTGATTTTAGAATTTAAATCCAAGCTAAGAGCCATACACAATCTTTTTAATTGACCTGCTTCATGAACATACATAAAGTCTTCATCTGTCATATTATTAAATAATGTTATTGCTCTTACTTGCATTTTATTTTCCTTGTCCTCTATAAAGTTTGACATAATTTTTACTTCCTTTCAATTTTGATGATTTTGTTTTTGCATGAACCCCAGGTCTTTTTCTTCTGGGTTTTGATGTAAAACTACTAAATATACCTTTTTTTGCCATAATCTATTTTACTTATACATATTATAAGTCTAGATTATAACCGCTGAATTGTATCATATAACTTGTCATTGTTGTCCCAAATCCATCTTTAAATTCATATCCTTTTCTAAAAAATCTACGAACATTTCCTGCCCCAGCCAAATGAGCTGCTGCTAGTATTCCTGATTCTGTGATATAAATTCCTTGGTAGTATTGACCACAGTATTTATTAATTTGTTTTTTTAATTTTTTATGGTTATGCTCTAATAAAGACTGCATTGCTTTTTCTTGAATATAAGGACTATTTAAAAATTCATCTTGGGTTACTTTAAATCCTAATCCTTTAAGGGTTGATTTACCAAATTGGTATTTGCCCATGTATCCAAATTTATTTACTATTTCATATCTATTACCACTTTCTCTATGACCAATAGCATTTAGAAATTCATTATGTCCTTTAATTTCAATATTTACTAATTCTATTTCAGTTGAAATTTCTAAAGGAACTATTGGTTTAGTTTCTAATTTTAATACTTTAACTTGTTTTATTTGTTTATAGGTAGTAAAAGCCATTATTAATGGCAGAATAACCCCACATATAACAATTGTAATAAGTTTTTTCATGATTAAAAGTTTTTAAGAAAATCGCCTTTAATTGGCTTCGATTTTAGCTGGTTAGCTTTTTCATCGTTTTTAAGCATTTTATCTGTAAGTTTTTCTAAATGCTTAGATTTTTGGTTATCATAATCCTTAACTATTCGATTATGTTTTTTCATATATGATTTACCTTTTCTCATATTCTAGAAATATATTGGTTAACATCATCTTCCTCTTCATCGCTTAATCCTAATTCTCTTAAACGTTGAAGATGGTAATCATCTACTTCCCATTCTACTTTATCAGTTGTACTATTATGTTCCTGATGGGATTCGATTTGCTTAACATCTTTATCTGTAAAAATATCTCCTACTGTAAGGAAATAATGATTGTAACATAATAATTCTATATTTTCTTTGCTATAATTAGATTTATTATTGTCTTTAAAGTGCAACAATAAGGGCATTTTATAATCTAATACCCTACGTTCTTGGAAACCACACATTGAGCATTGCTCTGATAAATATCCAGCTTCTATTAAACGATACTTTATTTTAGCAGGAGTAAAATGAGCAGCTGATACTCTTCCTTCAATTATATCCAGAAGAGCAGGTTCTTTTCCTTTACCTTTTAAGAATTTAGGTATACCTTTTCCACTTTGATTTTTGTGGGAATCAAATAACTTATACATCTTAGCATATCTCTTATAATGTTGATAAGAAACATGAAGATATCTGGCGGCAGCCATATTTGATTTAGTATTTGCTTGGGCCGCCACTATCATTTCTTTAGATAGTGGTTTGGGTTTAGGCATCTTCTTCGGTATTAACTATTTGAAACGGACCTTGTAGATTTTTCTTATCTTCTTTTTCAAAGTCTAACTTTTCAGCTGTATCCGTTTTATCTAATTTTTTCTCTGCTTTTTCCTGAGCAACATATTGTTCATATTGATCAGCATCCATGATCACTGTTTCAACCCATGTATGGTCGCCTTCACCCATTAATACAGGTATACCTTGTTTTCTTCCAACACCTAATCCAGCTTCCGAACATTTAACACAATAACTGTATTTATATTCAGTAAATCTTAATTCTGGCATTGGTTCACCGCAAGATGAACAGGGAATCATTTTTAAATTCATATTTGATTTTTTTAGAGTCTGTAGCATAAATATATAACCTTTTAATTTTTAACAAAACTTAGGTAAATATACGAACTCTATTTTACTCCTCCAAGCATTCTGCTAAGTATTGTGGTAAAGTATACTTTCTAATAATTGAATGTTTTGAAACAATACCATATCTTCTATCATGGCCCTTTCTATCTTCAACAAACTTAATTTTAACTTTTTTATTTAGAGTATTCTCTATTATTTCTACAATATCTAAATTAGTATAACGTTCACCTGAACTTATATTATGGATACCTGAAGCGTCTTTTTCAATTAAATCCCATATAAATGAAGTATTATCATGAACATGGATCCATTCTCTAACATTTAAACCATCACCATAAATAGGAATTGGAATATCAGATTTGACACAATTAATCATTGTAGGTAATAATTTTTCATTATGTTGTAAACTACCATAATTATTACAAGTACGAGTAATTAAGTATGGTAATCCATAAGTACGCCCAGCAGCTTGTACTAATAAATCAGATGATGCTTTAGTAGCTGAATAGTAAGAAGAACCTATTAATGGGAAGGATTCATCAGCTAATACTTGTGTATCATAATCATTCATATCACCATATACTTCATCAGTTGATATTTGTACAAATTTCTTTAATTTAGGGTTTTGTCTAGCTACCTCTAATAAATTAAAAGTGCCTTCTACATTTGTTCTAACAAATGGTTTTCCATCTTTAATTGAATTATCAACATGACTTTCAGCTGCAAAATTAACTAAAACATCATATGGTCCTAAATCTTCAGATGTTACATCACAAATATCCATTTGTAAAATAGATACTTTTGGAATATTATCTGTGTTAGCAGCATATGTTAATTTGTCTACTACTAAAACATCATGGCCTAATTTTACACAATAATTTGTAAATGAAGATCCTATAAATCCTGCTCCACCTGTAATTATAATTCTCATAATTTGTCGTTTTCTGAAATTGTTAAATTTTCCAATTGCATTGATTTACTTTTTATTAAATCGCTTGCTCCTGGGATGTTTTGATATGGGATTGTTTTATAACTATCTTTATCAAAATGTTCATCCATTAAATATACCAATGTAGTATTTGGTTGTAAAGTTAAATAACCATGAGCATAATCATCTCCAATATAAAGAGCATTTTCATCTCCTAAAATGTAACTTTTTAATTCACCTGTTTTTAAATTATATAATAAATCTAAAATTTGACCACTAACTACTTTTACATATTTATTTTGAAGTTTTTCTTGATAATGAAATCCCCTAAATGTATGAATATGTTGGTTGTATGATACAAGTACTTGCTTATAATTTTCTTCAGCTAAATCAAATACTGTAGTACTGCCTCTTGAGTCTAAAAATGATTTATGATTTAATTCCATCTAATACTTTTGGATTTTGTTTTATAGTTTGTCTAGCAATTAAATCTTTTAATTTAGTTGTTGACCATCCATGGGATCTAGAAGTATAAATAACATGAATAGGTAAATCATCACCTGTAAATGGTTTACCAATATAATCTTCACCTAATATTCTTAAATCTGGTTTCCAAAATCTAATTAAATCTAGTAATTCATCTTCAGTTTGATACATAAATACTTCATCAATATGTTTAATAGACATTAATGCTTTATATCTATCCCAAGATGGAATTACGGGTTTATATTTTGATTTTCTATGTAATGAAGGATCATTTTGTAAAAATACAATAAATTTTTCACAATGACGTTTTGCTTCTTCAAACGTATAAATGTAACCTGGATGTAATAAATCAAAGTTACCTGCTGTAAATCCTAATTTAAACTTTTTCATAATTTAATTAATTTATTTTGATATTCATTCATTTGAATAATCTCTACATTTATATTTCCTAATTTAAATTTCCCAACGCTACCACTATCTTTAATTATATCAGATAATTGAGTTATAATTCTAAAATCTTGTTGATTAAAATTAGCTCCATCTACTTCAACTAAAATTTCATTATTTTTTTCATTATCATAAGGTTTTAACCTATCAAATAAATCAAATGCCGTATTAGGTTGTTCACTATCAATGTAATTTTTAATTAAAGTAGGAATGTTACCTTCATCAACATAAAGTGTATCAGACCATGGTTCTAATGCTCTAACTAAAGTTTCATTACCATTTTTTAATATAATTCCAATATCATATTTAGGGGAAATAATAGGTAACATTAATGGAGTATGTTTAACTCCTGATCCCCATTTTCTAATAAATTCTTTAGTAGAATTATTCATTAACTTTTGCCATTCTTCATCTTTAGGCCCTTCTACTTCACCATGTTGGAATTGTCCTCCTCTACCTGTTAAATGATAAACTAAACTATTCCAAGGTTGTTTAAATTTAAAACCATCTAAACTTAATCTATTAAATACATCAGAATCTTCTCTAGCTGATTTTAGAATGGGGTCATGTCCACCTATGGATAAAAATTCATCTTTATAAATCATCCAAGGAGCAAATATACCTTCAGTTACTTTTTCTTCTCCTAATTGACCACTTACAAATTCATCAAATAATTCTTCTTTAAAATCCTCAGGCCAAATACCAAAGTCTTGAATTATTTTTTCACCTCCATTTGGGTGTAAAGGTGGTTCAATTCTGGTAGCACATACTACAGTTTTAGGTTCTAATAAATTAAAAGCATTTAAATCAGCATTTTTACCTAACATCATATCAGCATGAAAAATCATTACTATATCTGTTTCAGCTAATTCAATACATTTATCATATGCTTTACCTATACCATATAAAGAATTATTTAAATCAGGATTAACCTCAAATTTAAGATTATATTTATCTTTATTTTCGTTTAACCATTCAACAGTACCATCATAATCTGAATCAACAAATACTATAATATCGTGATCATCTTTAAAAGCATTCTTTCTAATAGATGGAATACATGTTTTAAGGTATCTTAAATTGTTTTTACTTGGTATACAAAATGTTATTTTTTCCATATTAAAATCGTTTATAAAATTCCAAATACTCAGGAATTAAATTTACTAAAGCAGTCTTTACTTTAACTTCTTTTAAAATTTCTAAAGCATAATTATGTTCTTTAGAACCTCGTCCCGGGAATGTATTAATAAGATTAGCAATCCCCCCATAATCTTTACCTTCAGTTAAGAATGGATAATCCTTTGGAATTAAATCTTGAATAGCCCAATCATAATTAGTAATTAAAGGAGTATCTAAAGCAGCAGCAGTAACTAGTTTAGTAGCAGGTTTAAATTTATAAGCAGCACTATCTGTATTTCTTACATTATAATGAATAGCATAACTATTTAATTTATCAGTTAATTCTGAAAATTGAGAATAACTAAAATTACCTAAAAATTCTATATCTTTAAATTTAATTAAATCTTGTAAATGAGGCATATCTCTACCATCATTAATTGTAACTACTGGTTTAGGGTTTGGTTTATTTGTAGTATCTAAATTTTGTAATCTAACATCCCAATGATGGGGAATGGTTTTTATTTCTAAATGAGATGGTAAAGTATATTCTTTTAATACTCGGCTCATTCTAAGGATTATACCATCAAAAAATTCATAACTGTACAAATTTTCAGGAGTAGTACCAGGACGAACATATTCGTCTACTACATCCATTACTAATTTATTATTATTTTCTTTTAATTTTTGTAATACTATTTTATGAGGTACATGTTTATATATAAATACTAAACTGTCTTTTAACGTATCTAATGCACTAAAATCCAATTCCCAATTATTGATATGAATAATTTCAGATTTTATATTAAATTGATCTAGAGCATGTTTTACCATTTTACCTAACATAAAAGTAGCCCCACAATTATCATCTTGTACTAAAAAAACTATGTTTCTCATATTAAAGTTATTGTTTGATTTTCAAAATGATAATGACATACTCCTTCTATCATTATGTTTTTATAACTACAGTCTATCACTCTACTATGAAAGATGTGTTCTAATAATTTTTTATATTTAGGTTTACTAATGAGATGGAATTTTTTTAAATTATTTCGTTCTACACAATTAGCTAAAAATCTTTCACAAGTCCAATCTTCAATATATTCCCAAACTTTTCCATTATAATTTTCTATTTCACTTACTTGTTTATAAGTTTTATCTAAATACTTTTTATCATTTAAAAAATCTACTTTAGAGGTATTTAAAAAATAAAAATTTGTTTGAGGAAAAAAATCTTCAACCATTACTTTTTCAATATCAAAATCATATGCTTGAAGGCCCCCAAATCCAACACCATTTATATAATAAAAATCAGAATCATCAATTTCTTTCTCTAAAAAGGATAAATCTAATATCATATCATTATCTGATTTACAGACCCAATCAATATTATTTTCTTTACAATAATCAATAATTAGGTTATCTAAATCCGCTACCCCGAAATTATATCCTCTATTAGCAGGACATTCTAATTGAACCACATTATCAAAATATTTTTCCCATATTTCAATATTTTTACATTTTAAATCTATATCTTTAGGATCACAATTAATAGATGTAATTATACCTTTAAACTTTTTTAAAAATATAAGATTATATTTAATATATCTTTCTACAAGGATTAAATCATCTTCAGACTTAATGTGTCCTGTAGTACCATACCAACTTTTATTTACTAAATCTTTTATTTGCATCCTAAAAATTCATTTAGTTTATCCAGATTCATTCTAGTATCTTTTGGAACATGAGGGGGAGCAGGAATACCTTTACTAAATGGAGCTAACTCCTTTAAATTTTTACTGCCTGTTCCTACATTAAAAACCCCACTAGCATTTTTATTAATTAGTTTTATAATTAGTCCCGCTATTTTATTTACTGTATCTCCTGAAGTATAAACATCCCATACTTCTGAATATGGGAATGGGTTTGGTTTATGTAGTTCTCTACAAATTAAATAATTACTATTACATAATTGAATGTATTCATCAGCTAATAATTTTGTAAGACCATACCAGGTATTTCCTGGGGCGGGGATATCTTCTTCAGTAGGCAATCCTTTATTATTAGCATAAACAAACTCAGTAGATATATGAACTAATTTTATATCTTCGTCTTCACAAACATCACTTAATAAAGCTACAAATTTAAAATTTATATCATAGTGAGGTTTTTTCTCAGTCGAATAAGTATCTGTATGAGCAATACAATTTATTACTACGTCATACTTGTAGATTAAATTAGCTAACCCACCATAATCATCTAGATCGGGTAAATTACCTAATTTTCTTGAAGCTATATCCCATTTAGTTTGTTTTATAATTTCATTTCCTAATAATCCATCTCCAAGTACTAATATTTTCATTTTGTTACTTCGTAATAATCTCCAACTTTAAATTTCATTTTAGAGTATATAGCAGCTGCACCTTCTTCTTCACTATATTTTGATAAAGGAATACATCTAAAATCAACACTTACTCTAGTATTAAGAGTATTATTTTGTTTATTTCCATGCATTAAGCTATTACCATTCCATTTTACTACTTGACCATAAAGAGTATTCATTGGTGAATAATCTGCTTTATCTTCTTCTGATTCAACCCAAATTGTATTTGTTGAATAAGCATCTGTAAATGGTAAGAAGAAATTTCTTTCTTCTTCATTATGAGAATAATCTCTATCTCTATGAAATTCAAATACACCTAAATTATTTACTAATTGAGTTCTAAATGTAGGTATTTTTTGGTACACTACATCCTCACCAAATGTTGGTTTTACAACTTCATTAATAAATTCATTATATAAAGGTAAAAATTTATCTAAGTTATCATAGTATCTTCTATGCCATACTGTTGATTGATCAGTACCTTTAACAAATAATTCGTAACTTTGTTTTAAATGAATTTTTTCTAGATTATCTGTTTCTAAAATATCTTCAATTATTTTTCTAAAATTGTATTTCTCGGTATCGTAATTTATAAATTCCATATTATTGATTAAAAAATTCTTTTATTTTATCACAAACATAATCTACATCTTCAACTGTCATTCCATGGTGCGCCCCTAGTAAGAAACCATTTTTCATGATAGTATCTGAGTTTTCAAAATCATCTAAATACTCTCTATAAACAGGGTGTCTAGTAACGTTCCCAGCAAATGTAACTCTAGTTTGTATATTATTATCTTCTAAGAAGTGAAGTAATTCAAATCTTTTTTCTGTTTGTAAAGGCATAGCTAGCCAATTTGGTTTAATACTATCATCAGGTAAAACTAAATCACCCACACCTTGTAAATTTTTAAGATAACGTTCAATATTATCTCTTCTAATTTTACTATTAACACCAAATCTTTCTAATTGTACAATACCAAATGCAGCATTCATTTCACTAGCTTTCATATGGTAACCTAATACTGAGTATAAAAATTTATGGTCATAAGGGATCCCATCTACTATATGATTAAATCTATCATCCATAATTTCAGAATCATCACCTAATCTACCCCAGTCTCTATATTGTAAACATTTAGTAACATGCTTTTTATCATTATACATTACCATTCCACCTACTCCACCAGCTGTAATAACGTGTGAAGCATAAAAACTGGTAGTAGCAACATCTGTTTCAGGTGTTTGAGTTAAAGTATCAGCTGAATCTTCAATTAAGTAAATATCTTCTCTACCCATATCAACTAATGCTTTTTTAAGTTTGGGCCAATCTGGTTTATTACCAATTAAATTTGGGAGCATAATTGCTGATGTATCATCTGTTACTTTAGCTATAACTTGGTCTATATTTGCACAATATGTAGTTAAATCTACATCTACAAATACAGGCACATATCCTAATTGAATAATAGGAGCTAACGTAGTAGCAAATGTACAAGCAGGGGTAATAATTTTTGTCCCCTTAGGTAAATCTAAAGCAGCAATAGCTAATAAACATGCTGATGAACCCGAATTAACAAATACACCATATTTTTTACCAAATGTTTTAGCAATTTTTTCTTCAAATTCAACTGATTTAGGACCTTGTCCTCCTAACCAACCTGATTTCAGAGATTCAACTACAGCATCAATTTCTTCTTGACCATAAGCTTCATGCTTATAAGGAGCATACCATACTTTTTTCATATTGTTCTATATCTTCTTTTATTGTTAAACTTTACTCTTGGGGCATTTCCCATATATTTTTTTGATTCAACTCTTCCGTTAAATTCATTACGAATTTGATTGAGTTGGTTGTTGCCGTTATCTTGATTTTTTATCATAATTTATCTTGTTGTAAATGTGTGTAAAACAAATAAAACCATACCTGAGAATAATATTCCCAATATTGTTTTATCGTTTTGAGTTACCTTTGGGTTATCTTTTATGTTTACTACTTCAAATAAACTATCTGGTGCTTTTTTATATTCCCAAGATGGTTTTTTAGCTCCACAGCTAAAGATTAAAATACTAACTAATGCCAATGCTATCATTTTCTTTTTCATAATGTACTATAATAATTGTTTTGTTTGACTTGTCTTTCTATTGTTTTAGGGTGTTGTAAAGCTAATTCAGTATGAGCTGGGAGGGGGGCATAAGTTTTAAATCCCTCTAGCTTTTCATGTACTTTATTTACCCATTTAATTTCTGGTTTGTTTTGCCAAATACGCCATTGATAGTCAGGCCAATTTATTCTCTCTTCATCATCTACATTCCATCTCCATTTATCAATATGTTCTTGAGTTAAACCTGATACTGTATTTACTCTAGGCACTAAATAGACTTCATTATCAGGATTACTTTCTAATATAGAAGGTAAGTGACCAAGTAAAACTTCCGTAACCATTTCATCAGCGTCAATCTGGAAGATATAGTCACCATTACGATATTCGGTTAATTTATTTTTCCAATCAGCAAAATGATTTTCAAAAAATCCTCTCCATACTTGAAAATTAGGTAATTTATTTAATTTAGTAAGCATATTAATTACTTCTTCATCACCATTTTTTTGGTCATAAAGTACAACAATTTCATCTTGTTGGCGTTTGTTAGCTAGTAAAAAGTCAACTAAACGTTTAACTTCTAACTTTTCATTACAAACAGTAATTGCATAACTTATTTTCATTTAATTTCAACTTTTATAGGTAAGGTATACCCACCTTCTTTTTTATGAAATCTAATTTCAAAATAACTAGGATCCATTAAAGGATTAATACCAATTTCTAATTTTTTTAATTGACCATTTAACATAGGTGGAGCATCAAATTTTGCTTCAGCAATAAATTTATGGTCCTTATCTTTAACTTCCAAATAACCATAATCAAACTGGCAAGAACAGGATACTTGTTGTCTGACTAAATGCCAGGATTCAGTCCAATCTAAAACTGTTAATTTCATTTCTTTAGGTTTAAAACTAAATTTTTCATTTAAATAATCTTGTCTTTTATTACAACCACAATCTTCTTTGCCTCTTAACTTAGCTACATAAGTAGCTATTCTTTTTCCTTGGCCTAAAGTAACAACTGAGATTACTTTTGCTACTAAATCACCTAATCCTTTCATGGTATTACATCAATATAAGAAAGAGCATCCATAAAATCACGTTCTTCAAAATGTTTTAGTGTAGTCATGTCTGCTCTAAATTTTTCATCTTTAAATTTATCTTTTTCTTCTTCATTAACAGGAACTGCTTTTACTCCAGCCCATTTCCAGTTACTTCTAGATTTACCATCAGCAAATACCATTCCCTTATCTTTTATATTAATAGTTGTTGGCATCCAAATTTTCCCTGTGTCTTCTTCTTCATCCATTAACACTTTATACAACTCTGGGAGTAATTCCCATTGTTCATTAAAAAATTCGGAACCCTTAGTCATAAGACTATTAGACTGGAACCCACAACCATAACATAATTCTATTTTAATTTCATCAGTGACTTCTTGACTATAACAAGCATCAGAACCACATCTAGAACATTCTTTTAATTCATCAAAATTCATTATTCTACTTTTTGTAATTTAGGTAATTCAATCTCTGGTAGTTTTAATTCTACTTGAGTTGGAAAATCAGGTACATAAGCACTTAGTACATTATCAATTCTATTTTTCATTTCCCCATAACTAAATTGTTTTTTGCTATAATTTTTCTGTTTCTTAGAATTTGTACTATAAATTTTATATTTTTTATAACAATCCTTTAAATGTCTTCCTACACTAGATTCATCTACTTTAAACCATTGAGCTTCAGGAATTAACCAATTATTAGCAGCTGATGGATGTACATTTTCTAAAGTTCCATTTAATAATGTGCTCATATCTGGTTTAATAAAATCTAAGTGTCCTGACCAACCTGAAACTATTACAGGTTTGCCTGTTAAACTAAATTCAAGTAATGGTCTGCCATATCCTTCCCCTTTGGTTAAACTAATCATAGCTTTAACTTTTGGGTGGTTATATAATTCATTCATTTCTGAATCTGTAAACTCTCCATTTATTAAATAAATGTTAGGCAATGAAGTTGAATTTATAGTACTTTTTATACTATTAATTTTATCTAATACTGCTTCTCTACTCATATATGAAGCAACTCCTTGAGATACTTTCAATATTAAAGCAGGTTTATTTTTAATTAAAGGTCCTTTAAATGTTTCATAAAAAGATTTAACTAAAACTCCTAAATTTTTTCTATCATGTCCAAAATGACCTTGCATCCAATGTCCTACATTTAAATAACAAAATGATTCAGGAATATCTTTAAAATCAAATGTTTTAATATCTTGAGAAGGTATAGATTTATAAATGTCTAAATTAGCCCCTTCAAACACTACTTCAATAGGTTTTTCTACTTTAAGTATTCTTTGAACTTGATTAGTGTTTTTATTTTTTACTTCATACTTAACACTTTCAAACATACCTTTAGCAAATGAGGATGAAACCCAGTTTACATTCATTCTATTTAATCCCTCAATCCATTCTTGTTTACATGCTGTAGCTTCAATTCCTGCTGTACAACCTATATTAAATTTGCCTTGAGGTTGGAATTCATTTGGAATTGTAATTTGCATCCAAATTTCAGGTTGTTGTTTTATTTGATTTGGTTGAATAGAATGATTATATAAAAATTCCCATTCAGGGTGATCTTTACAAAATCCCCATGAGGTACTTCCCCATCTTTGAGGTAAAAGTTTTACATTATATTTATCTAATTCGATTATAGCTTTAACTAAATCTCTAGATCTAGCTCCATAACCTGAGTAAGTGTCAAAAGGACAACTAATTACAAAAACTGGTTTGCTCATTTAATATATAATTTTATGGGTTAAAAAGTTACCTTTATGTTTAGTGGCATTAACGATTTCATACTTTTCTCTAGGTTTCCAAGTATCGAATAAAGTATTAAAAGCTTCCATTACTCTATTTGCTTGATGTTGAGCTGTAAATCCAGCTTCATCAGACATAGCCCATTCTCTACCTTTAAGACCTGCTTTTTTTCTTGTTTTTCTATCTAAGTTATAAACTTCAAATAATCTTTCAGTTACATCTTCCCAAGCACATCTATCATCATAGATATAGGGGGTTGGGGGAGAACCTTGTATTGATCTTGAAGTCGGGTAAACTGGAAATGCCCATTCACCATGTTCTTTGTAAGTACCTCTGTGATTAGAAGGTACTTCTGAACTTGGTGTAAACCACTCTCCATTCTCGTCAATGAATCTCATTTGATCTTGCATTCCACCTGTTACATTAGATATAATAGGTGTCCCAGCTAATATTGCTTCTGTGATAGTTAACCCCCAACCTTCATTTGAAGTAATAAGAATTTGAACATCAGCTATATTATAAAGCCAATTTAATTGTTGTTGGGATAATTTATTATGTGAAAACTTAATAGCATTTGGATAACTTTCTCCAAATAAGTATTCAGCTACTTTATATAAGTCAGTTCCAGCATCTGTAACAGCTTCTGTGTGTAAAACTAATTTACATTTGCCTGCTTTTTCTTTGTCTAAACCATCTAAAAACACCCTAAAAGCCATCATTGTATCTGGGATTTGTTTACGTCTAATGTTTCTAGAATTAAAGAATGCTACAAATTCAGGAATATCATTATTAAAGAAATCTTTCTTGAATTTTTTTAATTCTTCATCCTCATCTGAAATTGGTTTATAAATGTCTGGGTTTAAACCATGAGGAACATACCTAAGTAATCTATCTTTAGCTTTATCTCCTAATACTATATCATTAATATTTACTGTTTGTTTTGATATACCCATTAATAAATCACATGCTTCATAATATGCTTTATTATACATTGGAGCAGGATAATCATCCCAAATATTTAAGTAAGCAATAGGGATTTTCTTTCTAATCTCAGCTTCCATATTAAATACCCAAGTAAAATATCTTGGATCAGTAATTAACATAATGGCATCAGGTTTCTCTAGATTTATTATATTTCTTAATAAAAATGGATCCCCATATCCATTAACTGGGTATAAAAAGGTACTAGCATCATCTATACCAGCAACTTCATTAGTACTTTTACTAATGTCAATTTTTTTCCCTAGATCTGGATGTTTAATAGCTCCAGCAATATTGACCCAATTAAAATGATGTGCTGTATGTATTACAATTTCTTTAGCAATAGTTGCTACTCCAGAATGTACTCTAATATCATCACAGATTAATAATATCTTTTTTCTTTGGTCTTTAGGTATGTGTTTAAAACTTTTATTCATTTAATAACAATTTATAAGTCAAGATTTGTTTGATTGGTAATTTGCTTACGAAATTCATCATCTGTAAGGTACAAATAAACTGCTCGATCGGCAAGCTTTTGGAATGAAAACTTTCGCTTTACACATTCAATCTTAAAATTCTCGAATAAATCGCTTTTGATTTTTACACTGGTAAGTGTCATTTCTTTTTTTGCGTTCATAATCTTTATTTTAATAACATTATTTATCTATAAATATATGGAGATATTAAAAAATTATCCCTTCTCCACACGTTTCTTTATCTTCTTTAAATGGACAGAACATACAATTCCACTTTGAAACAGATTTGGGATATTCAATATCTTTAATTTCTCCATTTGAATTAAAACATTCATTAATAAAATTATTTATAGCTTTTTTAGCTCGTCCTAATTTAATTTTCCCACTAGGTGGGCTGAATGTTTGTACTCTATATGCTTGGTGTGGTGACATAATGTTGTCATCATTCCAATCTAAAACTTTTCTTTTAACAATGAAAAATTCAATATCTACATTACTAATAGGAATACCATATTGCTCACTAAAAAACTGTTTATACAAAAGTAACTGATATTGTTTATCTTCATTTTTCTTATCTCTAGCATTCCAACCTTTAGTACTTGTCTTAATGTCTATTATCTTAAATGTTTGTGTATTTTCATTATATAATACAACATCAAGGAATCCTGTATATTTTATGTTGGTATACATTTTATTTGGTGAAATAACAATTGGGATTTCGCATCCAACTAAATGCCATCCTCTTCTTGAAAAATACCTAGCTCGCTTCTTTTTAAACCAATTTAAAATACCAACTCCATCTTCAAAAAATTCTCTCATTTCTTCAGCAGATGAAAAATGTTGGTTATTATTTTTTTTATATTGGTTTTGATATTCACCTATAAATTTCTCTTGAAATAATTCTTCTAAGTTAATTCTATCTGCGTTTGCAGCACTAGTATCAAACATTACATCTAAATAATGTTGTAATACTTCATGTATAGCAGTTCCAAATACAGTATGAATTGATGATGTAAATACCTTTATCTTGTCTTTATATTGCAGTTTCCAACGATGTGGACAACCGCGAAATATAGACATTTGCGAATAA